AAAAGAACGCGATTCTTTGACCTTGTTATGGGTAAGGGTAACACCGAAATCCCATCTTGTGGCCGAATTAATCTAAACTCAGAGAGATAAGGCAATGACAAACAGGTTGTGCTGGCTCCAACGATGGTTAACCACCATTGAGGAGAACTAAGGTAACTCTTAGGTGTTAGGTACAAGGTTCGACAAATCTGAGCTAGAAGTTGTAGGTGATCGCAAGTCCTACATCCCCAAAATTTTCTAAAATAAAAAGCCCCTGCTACTCCCAGTCTACTATGTAACGATGAATTTGATTTATAAATGGCAGGGGCTTTTTAATAAAAAAAACTAATTTTTGAAAATGTTACGCAATATATATTAAAGTATTAAATGAATAATGAACAGTTAACAAAGGAGTAATGACAATGGACTTAAATGTAATAAAATCCAGGTTATCACAACTACAACAATCAAACACAAGAACTTCAAATCTATGGAAACCCTCACCGGGTAAGACTCAAATTAGAATTGTACCTTATAAATTTAATAAGGACAATCCTTTTATTGAACTCTATTTCCATTATGACATGGGTGAAAAGAATTATCTTTCACCGATCTCATTTGGTCGTCCAGATCCGATTGAGGAGTTCGCAACTAAGCTAAAGACTTCCGGTAATAAAGAAGACTATAAGCTTGGTAGAAAAATCGAAGCTAAGATGCGTACCTACGCTCCTGTCATCGTTCGCGGTGAGGAGAATGAAGGTGTAAAATTTTGGGGCTTCGGAAAAATGGTGTATCAGGAATTACTTTCTGTTATAGCTGATCCAGACTATGGTGACATCACTGACCCTGTAAATGGTCGTGATATTGTCGTTGAGTTTAAGACCAGTGAAGAGACAGGACGTGCTTTCCCGATGACGACTATTAGGGTCAAACCTAATCAGACGCCGCTCACAGAGAACACTGAAGTTATGTCAGTAGTAAAGGACACACAGAAAAATATCACAGACATTTATTCAGAACTTGAATATGATGATTTACAAAAAGCACTTGAGGCTTGGTTGAATGCTGAGAATGATGTTGAAGATAAAGAAGTAAATGATCCTGCAAAAGCTACTAATAGTAAAGCCAATACTGAGGATGTTTCCTCAGCATTTGACGATCTATTCAATTCTTAAATAAGGAGACGCTATGAGCGAGAGACGTGATGTCCTTGCTAGCGAGTTAGCTAAAAGTCTAAACTCGAAAATCAAAGGGCAAAAAGTAGCATTTTTCTTAGACGGATCTGATGACACGCCAACAGATATTAATGATTTTATATCTACAGGATCATCTTTGCTGGACTTAGCAGTATCAAACAGGCCGAATGGTGGAATAGCAGTGGGAAGAATAACTGAAATCAATGGACTTCAGGCTTCCGGAAAATCATTGCTTGGTGCACATATTCTTGCTGAGACACAGAAAAAAGGTGGTATCGGCGTTTATATTGATACAGAAACTTCCGTTAGTAAGGACTTTCTGGATGCAATTGGAGCTGATACAAAGAATATCCTGTATCTTCATATGGAAACTGTTGAGGATATATTTCAAGGAATCGAAGATATCGTAACTAAAGTAAGAGAATCTGATAAAGATAAATATGTAACCATTTTGGTTGATAGTCTTGCAGCTGCTTCTACTAAGGTTGAGATGTCAGCTGATTATGAAAAGGATGGATGGGCTACGTCAAAAGCAATCATAATCTCTAAGGCAATGCGTAAGATTACACAGATGATTGGTAGACATAATATTACATTGGTGTTTACTAATCAATTGAGGCAGAAATTAGGTGTTATGTTTGGAGATCCATATACGACTAGCGGAGGTTTGGCATTGCCATTTCACGCTTCAACTCGTATACGATTATCAAATATGGGCATGATTAAAGACAAAGAATCAAATGTAATCGGACATAAATGTCGTGCTAAAGTTATCAAGAACAGAATTGGACCACCACTACGACAATCAGACTACGAAATGTATTTTGATCGTGGCATCGATGATGCTGGTGGCTGGTTGCAAACTCTTAAGAATCTTAAGATTGCAGTCAATGCTGGTGCTTGGTACACTGTTGACTATAACGGCACCCCTGTAAAATTCTTATCAAAAGACTTTACTGAAAAGTTAGAAACAATAGATGGTTTCAAAGATTATCTCTATGAAAAAATCTGTGAAGCTAGCATACTTCAGTATGATGATAAGAGAGGCATTGATGATGTTGAATTTACAGACGAAGTAGTCAACCCCGATGCGTAAGAGATACAAGGAGATACTTTCTCAGATTGGTGATCATGTAAAGAAAGAGCATAGTGTTAATGACCACGTCCTGATAATTGATGGTTTAAATAACTTCATCAGGACGTGGGCTGCGTCACCTGCTGCTAATTCTAATGGTCAACATATTGGTGGTATTGTAGGTTTTTTACAAACAATTGCTTTAGCAATTCGTACACTTAGCCCAACAAGAACAATTATAGTTTTTGATGGAAAAGGTGGATCTGTTAGAAGAAAGAAAATTTATCCAGATTATAAGGCTGGTAGAAAGCCTCTCAAGAGACCAAACAGGGTTGAAGGTTTATCCGATGAGGATGAGGCGGAGAACATGCGTAGGCAGTTTAGACGTTTAGTTGAATATCTAAACTGTCTACCTGTTACTTTTATGTCTATAGATAATATTGAAGCAGATGATTCTATTGCATATATTGGTAAGCAAATATTAAGAAACTCTAAAATAACAATAATGAGCACTGATAAGGATTTTTATCAATTAGTTAATGATCGCATATCTGTTTGGTCCCCTACAAAAAAGATACTCTATGATAGAAAAAGAATAGAAGAAGAATTCGAGATAAAGTCAGAAAATTTTATTTACTATAGAATGATTGATGGGGATAATTCTGACAATATAAAAGGTGTCAAGGGAATGGCATTAAAAACAATTAGAAAAAAATTCCCATTTTTAAAAGATCAGATTATATATAGTTTTGAAGAATTTTTAAATGTTTCAAAATTTACTGAATATAAAGAACTATTAGAACGAAATTACAAGCTAATGCAACTTCAGGATGTTGACATCCCAGGAAATGCAAAATTATCTATTCAGGACCAAGTTAGAGATGGTTCTGGTAGATTAGTAAAGTACAAGATTCATAAAATGTTTTTAGAAGATACAATAGAAAATGCAATTAGGAATCCTGATGTTTGGTTGCAAGATAGCTTTAACCACTTAGAACTACTATTAAATAATGCCGCCAATAAATGATGCTTTAACAAAATACGGATCTGTTTTTCAGACAAAAATAATAACTGCTTTATTAGAAGATAATAAATTTGCAGTTACAATATACGATATGCTTCGTCCTGAACTTCTAGATACAGAAGCAAAGCAATGGATTGTTAAAACTATTAAAGATTATTATTATGAGTACAAGACAACTCCATCTTTACAGGTTTTAAAAATTAAAATAAATGATGTTCCAACTGAACTATTGCGCGTCTCTATTGTAGATGAATTACGTGAGGTGACAAAAAATTTAGAAGCACCAGATCTTGAATTTGTTAAAAATGAAACAACACAATTTTGTAAAAATCAAGTTCTTAAAGAAGCTATTGTTAAGTCTGTTGACTTATTACAATTAGGACAATATGATGAAATAAAACGTGTTGTTGATAGTGCAATGCGTGCTGGTACGCATAGAGATATTGGATTAAATTATGTTGAGCAATTTGATACAATATTAGATGATATTGCTAGAGATACAGTAAAATCTGGATGGGAGCCAATTGATAATATAATGGACGGTGGTCTTGCAGGAGGAGAACTTGGCGTTGTAGTAGCTCCATCGGGAATTGGAAAAAGTTGGTTCTTACAAGCGTTAGGAGTAAATGCACTTAAGGCAGGAAAAAATGTAGTACATTATACACTAGAATTAAATCAAGCATATGTTGGTATGAGATATGCTACAATATTTTCTGAAGTACCTGTTGCAAATATTAAAGAAAATAAAGATGAAGTTAAAAAAGTAATAGAAAATCAGTGTAAAGGAGAATTGCTCATAAAATATTTCCCCACAAGGGCAGCATCAGTACAAACACTACATACACATTTAAAAACAATTGAATTAATGGGACATTCACCTGATCTTATATTAGTAGATTATGCCGATCTACTTACAGGCATAAGTTCTCAAAAAGATGCTGCAGTTAGACATATTTTAGGCGATATATATGAAGACTTAAGAGGGCTAAGTGGAGAATTTCAAATTCCTATATGGACTGCATCCCAATCAAATAGGTCCTCATTAGAAGATGAAGTAATTGGTGCAGAAAAAATAGCAGAATCTTATGCAAAAATAATGACAGCTGATTTTGTAATGTCATTATCAAGAAAAATTGAAGATAAAATTGCTAATACAGGTCGTGTTCATGTTATAAAAAATAGATTTGGCCCTGATGGCATGACATATCCCACAACTATGAATACATCAATAGGAAAAATAGACATTTATGATTCATCATCTGTTACAGGTCAAGCTGTTCAGAAAAAGCAAGATAATGGAAGTGAGTATACAAGAAAATTATTAGCAAAGAAATATGAAGATTATAAACCAACAAGCAAAACAGATGAACAAAAGTACAAAGAATTTAAGCCAAATTAGCATATATTACATTACTTATCTTTGTTCACGAGCTGTTATTTTACAAGGAGAAGGTTCTAATGCAACAAAAATTTAAATTATCACAAGCATTTATAGACAAGTATAAGCGAAGAAAGGCACCATTTGGTTTTAACGGATTAGGTGAATTAGTTTTTATGAGAACTTATTCTCGCCTCAAAGAAGATGGCAAAAATGAAAAATGGTGGGAAACAGTTCAAAGAGTTGTAGAAGGTACGTATAATATGCAAATGGACTGGATAGACTCACATCAGTTAGGCTGGAATCCCTGGCGAGCACAATCCTCTGCACAAGAAATGTATGATAGAATTTTTTATATGAAATTTTTGCCTCCTGGCCGAGGACTTTGGGCTATGGGAAGTGTAATAACAAATAAAAAGAAATTATTTGCAGCTTTAAATAATTGTGCTTTCGTGTCTACAGATACGATTAAAGAGGATAGCTCTAAACCATTTACTTTTTTAATGGATGCGTCAATGCTTGGTGTTGGTGTAGGTTTTGATACTAAGGGTGCAGGAAAAATAATGGTAAAAGGGCCAACAATAAAAAGAGATCCTGAAACATTTATTATTCCAGATACACGTGAAGGATGGGTAGAGTCTGTTGCTGCATTAATAGATTGTTATTTTCATGGTACACCTGAAGTTCAATTTGATTATTCAAAAATTAGGCCTGCTGGTGAAATGATTAAAGGTTTTGGTGGGTTGTCAAGTGGTCATGAACCACTACAAGAAGTACATGAAGCAATACGAAAAGTCTTAAAAGATAATGCTGGTGCTCCAATTACAGTTACAACAATTGTAGATATAATGAACCTCATTGGAAAATGTGTAGTAGCAGGAAATGTACGCAGAACAGCTGAGATCGTATTTGGTGATCCTTATTCAGAAGAGTATATGGACTTAAAGAATTATAAAGTAAATCCCCATAGAGACCAATATGGTTGGACCTCTAATAACTCAATATTTGCAGAGTTAGGTATGGATTATTCTGAGGCATGCAAGAGAATTGCATCAAATGGTGAACCTGGATTTGCATGGTTGGAAAATATGCAAGGTTATTCTCGCATGAAAAATGGGAAAGATAACAAAGATCACAGAGCAATGGGTGGAAACCCATGTTTAGAGCAAACTTTAGAATCTTATGAATTATGCTGCCTTGTTGAAACATTTCCCAATAGACATGAGTCATTAGATGATTATAAAAAGACACTAAAATATGCATATTTATATGCTAAAACAGTAACACTTGGCAAAACTCATTGGCCGGAAACAAATAGGGTAATGTTACGTAATCGTAGAATTGGATGCAGCGTAAGTGGAATTGCTCAATTTTTAACATATAGAGGAATAGGAGAATTAAGAGATTGGCTAGAATCAGGTTACGATGAAATTCAACGATTAGATGAAACATATTCAGACTTCTTTGCTATTCCCAAATCAATCAAGACGACATCTGTAAAGCCAAGTGGAACAGTATCCTTATTGGCAGGTTCGACGCCGGGGGTACATTATCCAGAATCAAGATATTATATTAGAAGGATGAGATTATCAAATCAATCAAATCTATTGAAACCACTAAAAGATGCAGGTTATAAAATAGAGCCTGCTTATGGTTCTGAAGATTCAACAGTATGTGTAGAGGTTCCAATTGATGTTGGTGAAGGAATAAGGACAGCAGATCAATTAACTGTATGGGAGCAATTCAGTTTAGCTGCTTTTATGCAAAGACATTGGGCAGATAATCAAGTAAGTTGCACTGTTACATTTGACCCTAAAAAAGAGTCTGATCAATTAGAACAATGCTTAAATTATTTTCAATATCAATTAAAAGGTATAAGCTGTTTACCAAGATTTGATGCTGGTGCTTATAAGCAAATGCCTTATGAGTCAATAGATGAAAAAGCATATCTTAAAGTAACTAAAAAATTAAAAAATTTATCATTTGCTAAAATGAAAGGTGAAGATTCAGAAGCAGAATTATTTTGTGATGGAGATACATGTATAATTTAAAGTTTCACATAACAAAAAGCGGACAGGCAGATAGCACACCTGTAGAAAAATGTGCTTTTTCATTAATGAAGAAGAAGGAGAAAAGATTATGAACTATCGTAATCTAATCGTATCTGTACTACTCACGACAGGATTGTTTGCTCAAGCCATCGTAGGGGTAGTTCTAGATGCGGACTCAAATCCATTGGCAGGAGCAAATGTTGTCGTTGAAGGAACTGACAAAGGTAGTGTATCAGATGAAACTGGTAAATACACTATTGATGTTGGATCTGCAGGCGATTATACTGTAACAGCTTCTTTCATTGGATATTCATCTGTAACAAATGCTGTTACGGTGAATGACATAGTTGGAACTGTTAATTTCCTCTTAGAGGTTGATGCAGTTACAATGTCAGCTCTTGAAGTTTTGGCTTCTCGTGCTGACGAAAATACACCTGTTGCTTATACGACGGTAGATAAAGCCGATATGGAAATGCGTCTTGGATCTCAAGACATTCCACTGGCGCTTAATATGACACCATCTGTATACGCTACACAACAAGGTGGTGGTGCTGGTGATGCACGTATTAACGTCCGCGGATTTAATCAGCGGAATGTTGCAGTTATGATCAATGGTGTTCCACAGAATGATATGGAAAACGGTTGGGTATACTGGTCTAATTGGGATGGCGTAGCTGATGCTGCAAACTCAATTCAGATGCAGAGAGGTTTATCTGCTGTAAATCTAGCCACACCTTCAATTGGTGGAACAATGAATATTATCACAGATCCCGCAGCAAACGAGAAAGGTGGTAAATTCAAACAAGAAGCTGGAGCTGGTGGATTTTTGAAATCTACTATCAACTATAATTCTGGTTTAATGCTGGGTGATAAGTTGGCTCTAAGTGGAACAGTCGTACGTAAAACAGGTGATGGTATCATTGATGGTACTTGGACTGATGCATGGGCATACTACGTTGGTGGTAGTTATGCAGTAAATGATGATCATCGTCTAGAAATGTATGCAATTGGTGCACCACAAAGGCACGGACATAATCTATATAAACAGAACATTGCAACTTATTCACAAGAGTTGGCTGGTGATGTTGAAGGCTACGATGTAGCGGCTTTTGCAGATAGTGCAAAATTCGAAACTGAAGCTGGTAGGTTATTTAACCAAAATGTGGCACCAATCGATGCATCGTATACTGGACAGCAGTATTACTACATGTATGGTGCAAATACTGTAGATCGATTCGATCCTAATTTTCTAAACGAAAGAGAAAATTATTTCCATAAACCACTTGTCAATTTGAACCATTTTTGGACAATCAATGATAAGTTAAGGTTAAGTTCAGTAGCTTATTGGAGCGGTGGCTCTGGTGGAGGTACAGGTACTTATGGAAGTGTTAAGCGATTCATTGCTGCAGGTGCTTCAGATCAAGATCAATCTTGGTATAAGAGTTCTCCGTGGACTTGGGATTGGAACGGCGAAATTGCTGAAAACTCGGCAAACGTTGATTCAGCCTGGTCTGACACAGAGAACAGATCAACAGGTATTCTTCGTAATAGTATCAATCGTCAAAATACTTACGGATTAATTTCTAAATTAAATGTCGATGTTAATGACAATTTAGAGGTTCAAGTAGGTATTGACTGGAGAACTGCCGGAATAGAACATGCACGTGAAGTACGTGATCTATTAGGTGGAGACTATTTTGTAGATTACGCAGATGATAACTTTGAAGACGGTAAAGTTGTTAAGTTAGGTGATGAGATCGCCTATCATAATGAGACCACTGTTGATTGGTTTGGCACATTTGCACAAGGTAAATACACAACTGATAAATTTAACGTTTACGGTATGGGTGGTTTATCGACAATCAAGTACTCTTACTTAGATCATTTCGCCGGAGAGTGGACAGCTTTTGATGGAACAGGAGCACCTACTTACACGAAAAACGATAAAGTGGAAGCAGATGCTATTACTACTTTTCAGCTGAAGGGTGGAGCAGTTTATAATTTGGATGATCGTATGTCAGCATTTGTTAATGGTGGCTATGTTCAAAAACCGCCAATTATGGACAACGTGATCTACTATGATGGTACAGTTTCTACTGATCCAGATAACGAGAAGTTTCAAAGCTTTGAGTTTGGTGGTAAGTACAATAGTGACTTAGTTAATTTTAAGTTGAGTAACTATAACACTAAATGGATTGATAGGAATATTACTAAAGCTGTTGAAACAGGTCAAGGTGATAGTGGCGATACAGACATTATCTTCTTAAAAGGTGTGAATCAAAATCATTCAGGATGGGAAGTTGAAAGTAAAATTAAACTTCACGAAATGGTTGATTTAGATATTGTACTTAGTAAAGGAACTTGGTATTTTGATGGGAATGCAAAAGGCGATTATCAAGAACAAGAATATGATAGTACAGGTACACACGTAGTGGGTATGATGACTACTGAATATGAATACGCTCTTGATGGATTGAAGGTTGGTGATATGCCACAAACAGCATACGTTGGTGGTTTAACCATTAGGCCATTCAAAGGATTATCACTACAAGGACTATACAAAATGTATGATGACAATTATTCAGATTGGAGTCCTGATTCACGTGAGATTGGTGTCGAAGGCGCCGATACAGATCAAGTTTGGAAAGCACCTGGGTATGGAAGTATGGATCTCCATCTTTCTTACAATTTACCAGAGATTGCAGGTCTAGATATGACTGTACACGCTCATGTTTTCAATGCTCTTGATGCAGTTTATGTACAAGATGCAGTTGATAACTCACAGTACAATGGGTTTGGTTCAAAAGAACATTTAGCTCATAACGCGGAGGTATTTCTTGGAACCCCAAGATACGCTAACGTAGGAATTTCAGTTAATTTCTAAATTGAAATTTGGGGCTGTAGCTCAGTTGGGAGAGCGCCGCACTTGCACTGCGGAGGTCGCAGGTTCGATTCCTGTCAGCTCCACTATGATGAATCATATAATATTATTTTTGATACAAGCTTTGCATTGGATATTCCTTGTACTGGTAGGTGTATCTGTGCCATTAGTTATTATATGTGAGCCGTTTTATGTATCATTACCAATATGTGCTTGGATAATGCATTTAACGTTTAGTAGAGTATTGGATTGCCCATGGACGAGGCTAGAAAATATATATAGGTCAAAATGTGATAAGCCTGAAATAAAAACATTTATTGGTCATCACTTAAAAAAACTAAAAAAATATATATTTTGAACAATTAACACCATATATATAGAAAATGGTTATAATTAAGGAGTTATAAATGTACGATTGCTATATTGCTAGTGGCTGGTTTAATGAAAATCAAGCGCGAGATTTAGAAAACATAAAATCTACACTAGATGAATTGGGTGTAAATTATTTTTCACCAAAAGATGAAATTGTTGCAAAACCTGATGCTTCGACTGAAGAGCAGGAAATGATTTTTAAAGGAAATGTTGATGCTATCACAGGAGGAAAATTTACTGTTTGTAATACACGAGATAAAGATCTTGGCACAATATTTGAAGCAGGTTTTTCATATGCATCAGGAATACCAATAATTTATTATGCTGAAGGCTTGACAGGTAATTTTAACCTTATGCTTTCTCGTAGTGGAAGGGCTGTTGCAACAAATGTTAATGAGTTAAAAGAACATGTTAAAGGGATAATGGATAATCCAAAGTATGAAAAAGAATACGTCGGTTTCGTTGAGTGATTTTGTAGATAAGATCTATACTTTAAAAGCACTTACAAGATACAATAATAAATTTAAAATTATAAATGAATCAGTAGCAGAACATTCTTTTTTTGTTGCAGTTCTGGTACTGAAAATGCATGATGATTATAAGTTCAACTTAGAAAAAGCACTTAAGATGGCTTTGATACATGACATACCAGAATTACATTTATCTGATGTAACACATGATGTAAAGCGTAATTTTCCAAAGCTTGCAAAAGAAGTAGTAAAAGCTGAGTATACCATTATGCGTAATAAATACCCACAATGGTATACGTCATTCACAAACTTTGAAGATCAAACTTCACCAGAATCATTGGTTGTAAAAATGGCAGACAATCTTAGCTGTGTACAATATGCGACAGCTGAAATGGAGCTTGGTAACAAAGGTTATATGAAAGATGTTGCAAAATCAGCAGCAAAAAGAGTTATGCACTGTGAACAAAAATTAAAAAAATGGAGAAGAAAAAATGCCAAAAAATAATGAACTAGAAGTTGTACAATTACCTACACATTTGGGTATAAATGATGGGGTCAATACAGATTTTATAGATCATTTAGATTCTATCAAGGTAAAACTTGTAAGTTGCCCACCTATCGAAGAGCTTAGAAATTATATTCCAGATTTTTGTACAGCTACTTGGGCAGAAGATCCTTTTCATTCTAGTGATTTATCAGATTACGAAAAGGACAAAATGATATGGATGTTATTTAATGGTAAATTGTTACCTACAGCATTTGAAACTATTAATTGTACTTTTACCATTGACGGCGTTGATACACAATTTGTTACGCATTTAATCCGGCATCGTGCTTTTAGTTTTTCAGCACAATGTACGGGTGATAGGACACAACGTGATGATACAGCACTTGTTCCGCACGCAGTTATAAATTCTCCAGAATATTATGAACGATATAAACAACTTGTTGAGGATGGTAAACAATTGTATGCTGACATGGTTGATACAAAAGAAATTTCAATTATGGATGCACGACATATTCTTCCAAAGTGTTTAAGTACATTTTATTGGGCTCGTGGAAATATTCGTGATGTAATGGGTTTTATCAAGACAAGAATTGATAAACAAATACAGCCAACTGAGGATAATGTTGTAGCATACTATATGTGGTTAGAACTAGTTAGGCAATATCCAATGATTGTTGACTGTATCGACATTCATACACCCGCAAGATACTATATCTCAACAGCACGTACAGGAACAGGCACAAATTTATACTTTCCTGATGAAGATTCTGATCAATTTGAATATAATGAGATGGATTTTTTATATCAAGCAAGGCGTGATGAATTAAATGGTACTGAAGGTGGTCGCAATACTTTTCTGGAAATTATTAAATCTATAGATGAAGAAATTGAAGACTTACGACGTAAGGCATATGAACGATATGATTTTCTAGGGAAGAAATAATGAGAGTTTTAGTTACAGGTGAAAAGGGCTTTATAGCAGCTAACTTACCCAAATCTTTGCTTAAACATGATATTGAATTTGTCAATTTAAATAATGATGGAAGAATAGCATATCCTGCAAAAGTTAATGGTAATGATGAGATGTGTGTCCATAGAAATAATGAGAAAGCGTGGGCACTAGCATTTGATACGCTCAAAATTGACATGGTTATACATAATGCTGCTGTTGTTGGAACAGACGTTGTTGCTCTAAGTCCAAGTGAAGCAACATTATCCAATATAACAGGCACACATAATATTGTTCAAGCTGCAAATAAAGTTAATATTCCTGTTGTTTATATTGGAACAACAGTTATTTATGATACAAAAATATATCAAGACGGATTAATCTATGAGAATTCACGCACAGGCCCAACAACATTTTATGGTAATCTAAAGTTATGGGCAGAACAATATGTTAGGGAACATGCAAAAAAGTGGATTGTGCTTAGGCCCCTATTTGCGTATGGCGGTGCAGGAGATATGAACTCATTAATGGCAAAAACATTTTATTCTAGCTTAATACCAAAGAAAATTGATATGTTTTTAGATCCTACAAAATATAAAGATTATTTACATGTAGAAGATTTTTGTGATGCTGTTGCTTTAGCTTGTAAAATGAAGCTATATGGCAATGACTATAATATTGCTGCTGAAACACCTCTTGTCACAGATAAAATTGTAGATCTAATGTCAGAAATTTCAGAAAAAGATTTAAAATCACTCATTAATTGGAAACCAGAGACAGACTATTTAGGTAATCATCGACTTTCAACTGCAAAGTTCAGGGGAGATACAGAATGGGTACCAAAAATATCTTTAGAAGATGGTTTACATAAATCATGGGATAGCATTTTACAAAATTTTGAAACATCAACATATAATCCTTTAGTGTATTTAGATAAAGCAAAGAATAAAGGCGTTGATCTTACAAAATTTTATTAAAAAAACCTTTACTTGTATAGTAAAAGTGTGTTAGATTCTACTATCAATAAAAAGTTATAATGTCACTAAAGAGTATAAAACCACCAACACAATTTACAGGTCTTCATGCTCATACATCGTTTAGCACATTTGATGGATTAGGTTATCCAAAAGATCACATTAATTTCATTACTAGTGAAGAACAAGGTATGGATTCATGGGCTTTGACTGATCATGGACATGGTTCCGGATTAGCACATGCAAATCAACACTCAGAACAATTAAAAAAGAATGGTCGTAATTATAGGCAACTTTATGGTGTTGAATTTTATTTTGTTCCTTCATTAAAAACTTGGAATGAACAATATAATGCACATCGCGAAGCAGTACAAGCTGAAAGAGATGCAAAGAAGAAAGAAAAGCTTGCCAAATCTCCTGTCTTAATTGATGCTGAGAAAGAAGTTGAGTCAGGTGGACATATATTAGAAGATGAGTCTGAAACAAAAGGATCTGCAAAAGGTAAGCCTGCATGGAAACGCTATTATCATTTAGTTGTTGTTGCAAAGAATAGACAGGGATTAGCTAATTTATTTACTCTTGTTAAAAAATCTTATAAGCACGGATTTTATAGATTTCCACGTATTGATTTTGAAATGCTCAAAGAGCATGGTGAAGGTTTAATAGTATCTACAGCATGTGTTGGAGGCTTAGCTTCTGGTATAATTTATAACGAGTTTCCGAATTTAACTTTTAATGAATTTCATCCTGATTTATTAAATGATTCTGTCAAATATAGCACAATTATGGGCCGTTTAGAAAATATGACAGATTATTTTGTTAATTGTGTAGGGCAGGAAAATTTCTTTTTAGAATTACAATTTAATCAATTGACAGCTCAGCAAATGACTAATCGTATGTTACTTGATTTATCACGCAAAACCGGAATTAAGCTTATTTCAACTGCAGATTCTCATTTTCCTACTCCAGATAAATGGGAAGCACGTGAGCTATATAAAAAAATAGGTTGGTTTAGTAATGACCCAGCAAAAATGATTTTACCAAAAGAAGATGAATTAAAATGTTTATTATATCCTAAAAATGCACAACAAATGTGGGATGAATTTACTAGTAATTATAATGAGTATGATTTCTATAAAGGTTATGAAAATGATGTTAAAGATTCAATTAATAGAACACATGATATTGCATGGGATATGTGTGAGGATGTTTGGATAGATACTAAGGCTAAATTACCTGTTTTTGGCACAACAGAAAAACCTGCATTTAATATGCTTGTTGACCTTGTCAAAGAAGGTTTAATTCGTGAAGGTTTAGAGACAAAACAAGAATATATTGATAGAGCCAAAGAAGAATTAGCAGATATTAAGTATCTTGGACATGAGTCATACTTTATTGCAATGTATAAAATATTTGAGAAGGCACGCGAAAAAACCCTTTTCGGTCCAGGAAGAGGATCCGGTTCCGGAAGTCTTGTGAATTATTTACTTGGCATTACACAGATTGATCCTCTTCCTTATGGTCTTTTGTGGTCTAGATTTTTAGGTAGACACAGAGTATCATGGCCAGATATTGATACTGATGCTGGCGATCGTGACGCGCTAATTGATGCATCACGTGAACTATTTGGTGAAGACGCTGTTATTCCAGTATCAAATTTTAATACACTTAAATTAAAATCACTTATTAAGGACATATCAAAGTTTTATGGTGTTCCATTTTCCGAGGTAAATAAACTTTCAAATGGTCTTCAGGAAGAAGTCATGCCACATGCACGTGATGATGATGAAGAAAAATCTGTATTTGTATTGAAGCATGCTGATTGTATGAAGTATTCTAAAAAGTATAAAGATTTTATGACTCAGTATCCAGATGTAAGTAAGCATGTTGAGACATTATTTATGGAAAATAGGAGCATTGGAAGGCATGCGGGTGGTGTTATTGTTGCAACTGAAAAAGATATAGAGACATGTATGCCATTAATTAGTGTAAGAGGTGAGTTACAAACACCCTGGACTGAAGGTATGAATTTTAGACATCTTGAGGATAATGGATTTTTAAAATTTGATTTTTTGGGATTGACACTATTAAAAGATGTTGAAAATTGTATTAAGAGGATACTCATAAATGAGGGTAACCCTAATCCTTCATTTATAGAAATTCGAGACTTTTTTGATAAACATATAAATTGCCATTATAATAAGCAAGATGATCCAAAAGTTTGGAAACATGTTTACGGTGAAGGACATTTTACAGCAGTGTTTCAATTTACTGCAGATGGCGCACGCAGATTTTGTTTAGATGCACAGCCTACTAACATTGAAACACTTGGTGCGTTAACAGCAATATACCGCCCCGGTCCATTGAAGGCTAATGTTCATAGAAAGTTTGTTAAAGCAAAAAAGAACGCTGAAAGGATAGTTTATGATCATCCTGTTATTAAAGAAGTCTTAGGGCCAACATTTAATTTTGTAATTTTTCAAGAACAATTTATGCTATTGGCACAGAAGCTTGCAGGATTTACACCCGGTGAATCTGATAAACTTAGAAAAACTCTTGTTAAAAAATCTCTGGATACATTGAGTGGTAAGGCATCTGAACGTGATAAGGCAAGACAAAAATTTATTGCTGGTGCTAAAAAGCTTCATGGAATAGATGAATCAATAACATCTGAATTGTGGCAAACAATTGAGGCATTTTCTGTTTATGGATTTAATAAGTCACATGCTATAGCTTACGCAATTGATTCTTATTATTCAGGTTGGTTGCATACATATTATGAAAAGGAATGGTTAGCAACTATTTTACAATCAGAAAATAATAGCCCAAAGGGATTAGAAAAGACAATTTCTGAAATAAAGTCGTATGGTTATAATTTTGTTGATCCTGATGTGAACTATTCTGGAGATGAATGGCAATTTTCTAAGGATGTCAATTCATTTGTACCACCACTTAGCTCTGTAAAGGGTGTAGGTTCAATAGCTATGTCAGAATTAATACAAAAAAGACCGTTTGATTCATTAGAGGATTTTCTATATGATTCTGATGGTATGTGGAGATGGTCAAAGTTTAATAAAACAGCTTTAAAATCATTATGTTATGTTGAGGCATTTTCATCATTTGATGAATTACAATCCGGTAAGATAGCAAATCATAATCAACTTCAAATGATTCTGACTGATGAAAAAAATTATGAAAGTTTACGAAAAAGTATATGGGGATTAACAAAGACACAATATTCAAGAGAGATAAAGAAAGGAAATAATGTCACAAAACTTTTAGAACTATTAATTGAAAAGTATGCTGATATTCCTGATTGGTCAAGAATTGAAAAGATTGAAAATTATATGAATATGACGTCGTCAGCTAATGCTAAATTAATGTTTCCAGATGAGGTTTTAGAACAAATAAAAATACATAATATTGTATCAACACTACAAATTCCAGGCGGACATAAGCAAATGTCATGGTTTTGCTTGGTAGACAAGTTTAAGAAAAAAACAAAGAATGGAAAAACATTTTGGCGATTTAAGATTATGGATAATCAAAACAGCACAGGATGGCTAAGGCTTTGGGGTGGATTTAAAGATGGTAAAGAGCCCAATAAGTATACTTTATGTGTAGGCGAAGTTCATCATGATCAGCAATGGGGGATGTCTTCTAGTTGCGCAAAAATAACACAACTTAATATAAGATAATGCTTCGATTAAATAACATAACACTTGAAGGACCAGATTTAGCAGGCAAAACATCTGTTTATACTGCAATTCATGAAAAAACTGGTTTTAAGTATAATATACAGGATAGATCAGAATTTAGTATGCTATGTTATGCTGAACTATATGGTAGGGATACACAAATATGGCATAAAAGATTACGTGATAGACTTAATAGATTAAATGATAGAATGGTTGTAATTTTACCAACATTGGATGAAATTCTAGAAAGATATCGTTGGAGAGGCGAT